CAATGGAACCCTTAACGGAAACAAGACTTTCTTTGAAAGTTTAACTGGAACTATGTCCGATTACAGCATTAAGATTGGCACGGACAACATTGTCTTTGCTCAAGCAGCCAGCCTTAATAACATCTCTACGGATGTACTTCCTGCCCTAGATAACACCTACAATTTAGGTTCAGATGCCCTTCGCTGGAAGTCTGTACACATTGGACCTGGAACACTATTTATTACAGATCAAACCACAAATAACCCAGCTAGTTTGACGGTTAATAACTCCATTCTTAATATCAACGGTATCTCTAACCTTAGCGCTCAATCAATTACTACAGGCGTTAGAACCACAACATCTAACACTGTACAAATTGACTACCTAACTGACTCTATTGTCTTTGTTAGCGTAGCTGGGGGAACCGTCACTTTTACTCACACTAACTACACTGCGGGTAAGGTAGTTAAGGTTATTGTTAACCGATATGCCTACACATCTGGGGCTCAAGATAACCACGGAGTTGGCAGTACCCACGCTACCTCTGGAAACTCGTTTTTCTTGCCTACCCATAACACAGCAGAGTATGAGTTCACCTGCTTAGATGGAACTAATGCAAATGTATTTGTATCGGGAAAAATTAGCTAATGCCTTTTAAATCTCAAGCTCAACGCCGTGCCCTGTATGCTAAAGACCCTAAGTTAGCTGCGGAGTTTGAGGCTAAAACCCCTAAGGGAAAGAAACTCCCAGAAAAGGTGAAGAAAACAAATGGCAACAAAAAAAGCAAGTAAGAAACACCCAGGCTTTGAAAAGGCTTCTGAGAAGATTGCTAAAAAGGAAGGCGTCTCGAAAGAGTCAGCCGACGCTATTTTGGCAGCATCTTCACGAGGAGCTTCAAAGAGCGCCAAGAAGAAAAACCCACGACTAAAGAAGGTATAATATGTGCAAATCATGCGGATGCGGATGCTCTAAGCCTAACTGCAAGGGCGCCTGCAAAAAGAAAAAAGGCGGTAAGAAGTAATGGCTAAGTCAGATAAAGAACAAGACGCAAAGCTTAAGAAGAAGATGACCCCAGCTCAGAAGAAGAAGTTTGACGCTGCGGACAAGGAGATGGACAAGACCAAACCTACTCGTAAAGAAGACGAAAAGATGGACAAGGCTTTGGCCGAGAAGATCACCAAAAAGTCTCCGGCTAAGAAGAAGGCCGACAAAAAGAAATAAGCTTTAGAGCCCCGAAAGGGGCTCTTTTGCTTTATTATTGCTGTTGACGCCGGAGGAATCCGGAACCCTGCTGCTTTACCTTGCGCCTTCCTATGGAGGAAATATGATTTATCTAGCTAAAAGGCTTGGTCGTGAAGAGACCGACGCCGATAAAGAAGAGTTCATTCGTGGTGCAGTTGGACTGAACCGTAATGGCGAGAAGCAAGCCGCCGTTGGTTTTGTTGCAGGATATCTGCTAACGAGTTGGCTCCGTAACCGTGGCTAGCATAAAGCAAACACTTAACAAGGTTATTCAGGCAGCAGAAAAGCAGCTAACAGAAGAGTATACATCTAGGCTTCGTAGCCATGCCCAGAGCTATGGTTGGCCTTCAGATCTTACTGATAGCCTACGCATTGATTACGAAAACGGTAATCACACTATTAAGTATCCCTCTGAAGTAGAGGATCAAATTCTTACCTTAGAGTACGGGACTCAACACGTACCTCCCATGCCTGCTATGAGAACCTTCATGTTAGGAAACGCATAATGCCATTTCTACTTAATGAAGACGCAGCCCTTAAGACCTTGCTTCAAGGCTTGACGGTATCAGATGGCGGAAACTCATCTAGGCCTGTTGCGGTCTACTACGGCCAACCAGATAAAGATATTCGTACACAGAGCTACCCATATATCACCTTAGATCTAGTAGGTGTTCGTGAGGATGTAGAGCGTGCCCACCGTGGCATCATTCAAACAACCTATACCCCTGAAGGTGCAGATAGCGCCAAAAGCTACACCACAGATTTTCCTATCCCGGTAGATTTGATCTACCAGGTATCTACTTGGTCTCGTCAGCCCCGTCACGATCGTCAGATCATGGCCCAGCTGTTTTCTCCTGGTAGACTACCACTTAGGTTTGGTCAACTTCCTATTCCAGAAGACGGTACTAATCGTCGTGTGGATATGTTGGGGTTCTCCAAAAGAGATACGACTGAGGGCGGAAAACGTCTCTTTAGTAATGTCTACAATATCCGAGTAAGTTCTGAGCTATTCCCTAGCCAGCTTGCTGAAGTACATCAAGTAACCCAAGACCCTAACATCTCGCTTAATAGTCAAAACACCCCATTCACTACAAACTGATTACAATACCGAAACTAAGAAAATAACCTAACCCTAAAGGAGTAACCCGAATGGCTACATTTAGTCGCCCCGGAGTCTATGTCCAAGAAGTTGCACTGCCACAAGCAGTTGCGATTGCAGATACCAGCAGTGCTGTTGGTGCTTTTGCAGGCGCACTGCCTAAAGGCTCTATCGTCTCCCCAGTAAAAGTAAGCACCTGGAGCGACTTTACCAACACCTTCGGTGGACTTTCAGATCTCTACCCAACAACATGGGCTGCCTATAACTTTTTTGCTAATGGTGGACGTGACCTATACGTCAAGCGTGTAGTAGGCTCAGGCGCTACTGCTGCATCAACCATTATCAATGATGGCTCAGGCACCACAACTACAGCTACTGTAACTGCTGCATCTGCAACAGGCGGAGTTGTAACATACACAGCTACTAATACATTTACTGTAGGACAGACCGTATCTATTACTGGCCTATCTACAGCAGCATTTAACCTCTCAAACGTGATCATTGCTACTCGTAGCTCTAGCCAGTTTACAGTTGCAAATGCCGCTACAGGTACCGCTGTTACTGGAGCTTCTGCTACAGCAACGGCTACAACTGGTTCAAACCCGGTATTCACAATTAACAGCTCTAACCCAGGAATCTGGGGAAATGCCTACTCAGTTCAGATTGTTGCAGCTGGAACAGCCTCACGCTTTGGCTTGAATGTTTACCAGGCTGTAACAACAAACGGTACTTCTACCAATACTTTGGTAGAAACCTATAACGACCTAAGCATGTCGCCTACAGATAAGAACTATGTTCTTTCAGTAATCAACTCAGCAAATGGAAGCTCTATTAAGATTCTTTCAGCTGGTATTGATAACACAAAGACACCTGCAGTTCTACAGAGCCAGGTCCCACTAATCGGTGGTACAGACGGCGCTGCAGTTGCTCGTACAGATCTCAGCACAGCCTGGACATCCTTTGACGTTATCCCTAACCCACTGGTTGTCTACGCACCTGATGCACCATACGCATCAACAGCTACTCTTACAGCTCAGATTCACGGCGATGCAGTAACTTATGCAGCTAGCCGTCCAGATGCTTTTGCTGTAATTGATACTCCATCAGGAATGACAGTTTCTGCAGCACAGGCTCAGATCGCCGCAACAAAGGCTATCTTCTCTGCTTCAACAACTGGAAACATTGCTGCTGCATACTTCCCATGGGTAAACATCCCAGACGCAACCAAGTCAATTGGTGCTACTCGTCTACAGGCTCCAGGCGCTGGTGTAGTAGGTACATACCTAGCTACAGATGCATCTCGTGGTCCTGCAAAGACTCCAGCCGGTCTTAACACTAAGGTTGCTCTTGCAGTCTCTACCGAGCTTGCATTCTCTAACGCTGACTTGGATAGCCTCAACACAGGCGTAAACCCAATCAACGCTATCCGTCCTATCCCAGGCGCTAACATCGTTATCATGGGTGGACGTACTCTGGATAACACCCCAGACAATCGTTATATCAATATCCGCCGCTCTTTGATCTACATCGAGAAGCAGATCGCAAACCTTACACAGTTTGCAGTATTTGAGAATAACGACTCACGTCTATGGCTACAGATCCGTACCTCAATCAACTCCTTCTTGCTTTCATACTGGCAGGCAGGCGGCCTTCGTGGTTCAAATCCAAGCCAAGCTTTCTACGTGAACTGCGATGATACTACTACTGACTTTACCGACATTCAAGCCGGTATCGTTAATGTTGTAGTCGGTGTCGCTCTTGAATACCCAGCAGAGTTCGTTGTCATCAAGCTTGGACAACTAACCGGAAACGCATCAGCGTAAAGGAGATATAGAAAATGGCATCACCAACAACCAATCAACTTAGTAATCTATTAACTGATCCAGTACGTAACTTTAAGTTCCTAGTAACTTTTAGCCCAGTTGATGGAGATAAGGATAGTCACTGGGGTAGCAACTTTGGTCAGATGGGATTCGTATCTCTTTCCGGCTTGAGCGTTACCACAGAACCAATCGCTTACCGTGAAGGTGGTTACAACACCAACGTTCACCAGATTCCAGGACAGTCTGCGTTCACCCCACTCAGCCTCTCAAAGGGCGTAATGTTGGGTCAGCCAGATAACTCACTCTGGATGAAGCGTTTGTTTACTGTACTAACCCCAAGCTTGAGCACAGGCGTTGGAGCGGCTTTCCGTTGCAACCTTGAGATTCAGGTACTCTCACATCCAAATCCACAGGCCGGTACCGGTTCTGATGGAGCTCAGGCTACTGATCCGTACAAGCAACACACATCACTTCGCTTCAAGGTGTATAATGCTTGGATTAGCTCACTTGCCTACAGCAACCTTGACGCAGGATCTAACACCCTTATGGTGGAGGAAATGACCTTTGTTCATGAAGGCTTTGACGTACACTACGGAACTAACTACACAGCAGCTGGTTCTGCGTCACCATTCACACTCTAATAAACTAAAAAGGAATAAGATATGGCTAACGATACGACTATTAATGCGGGACAAAATCCGGACCTAGCTAACAAGCTAGCCGCAGAAGCAATGAACGTCTCTGGCCAGGAAGTGGCTACTGGAAACCCTAAGCCTCCAGTTACGCCACCTCCTGGTACAGACGTTGAACTACTAGGTGGGTTGCTAGACCCATTTACAGGCCTAATCTCTACAGCTGAGATTAGGGAACTTACTGGCTTAGATGAAGAAGCAGTCTCTAAGATCAGTGATCCAGGCAAGGCTCTTCTCAACATCCTAGAGCGTGCCACAGTAAAGATCGGAAATGAGCCGGCAACTCCAGAGCTTTTAGACGCTTTATATGCCGGAGACCGAGAGCTGCTACTCCTAGCTATTAGGAATGCAACCTTTGGTGCAGAGGTAAAGCTTGGGCCAGCAAACTGCCCTAAGTGTGATTTTGAACAGATTTATGAAATTGATTTAAGCAAGGATGTCCCACTCAAGAAGCTTGATGGGGACCGAGAATTTACTGTTAACTGCAAGGTTGGAGAGGTTGTCATTACCCTGCCTACTGGTATTACCCAGAAAGCATTTGTAACGTCTACCAACAAAACCAGCGCAGAGTTAGATACAATTCTTTTGAAGAACTGCATCAAGTCTATTAACGGCGCCCCCGTCATTAGCGTAGAGACCGTAAGGTCTTTAGGCATAAGGGACCGCCGAGACATCTTGCAGGAGATTACAAACCGCAACCCAGGTCCACAACTCAACGAAATTAAAACTACATGTCAGTCTTGCGGGTCGGAGGTTCCGCTGCCACTTACGTTGGCGGATCTCTTTCGATAGCGAGATTGATTACGAAACCCTACTAGAGGTACAAGACTTATTAAGTCAACAGTACCCGGGGTGGTCGTTAAATGAGTTACGTTCTCTTAGTCCAAGAGAGCGAATGAACTGGTTAAATAAGGCACTATATAGAGTAAGGCGGTGAGTAAATGGCAGGATCAGTAGGCAATAACTTAGTAAACTCTTCAGATTCCCCAGAAGGTTTTGCATCAGTAGGGAAAGATTCTGCCTTTGAAGACATGCCTAAAGAACTTCTTAAGCTATTTAAAGAAGTTGAAAAGGTTGTTGACCGCATCTCTAAGAACTGGGCAAATACTTCTCAGGATATAAAGAAGACTGCTGGCTCTATTGGGTCAGATCAACCAGGTTCTGGACGTCTAGGTTTAGGATCATTTAGCAAAACAGAAAAAGCTGTTGGCATAGGTCTTGGTCTTGCAGCTGTAGGTTCTACCGCCATGTCTATGGCTCCAGATACTATGGCTGCAGTAACCCAGCGTATGGGTGCAGATACCTTTGCTGGTGTCAGCGGCATGAGTTCTCGCCAAGCTATTCTTCAAGCTAACCGTCAAGTAGGCGGTGGAGCTACCAGCGCTATGGGTCCAACCATGGCTGCTATGAATCTTTATTCAAGCGGTTATACTGCTAACTCTCTAAGTTCAAAGAACATTATGAGTCAGCTTGGTGGCCTTAGTGCTATTACCGGCATGAGCAACGAACAAGCTGCCTCAAGTATGGCAAACATGAATGGTATGAGCTTTTTACGTGCCGGAATTCGTGTTCGTGATTCCAACGGAAACCTTCGTCCACCTAATCAATTAATTAATGAAGTTTATAACTTCTTGTATCGTGGTCGTCCTGTAACAAAGGAACAAGCTGCCCTTGTAATGAACCCTGGCAGCAAGGGATATTCAACCCTTATGCAAATTACCGGTGGAGATACTGCACTGATGCAAACTCTTCAGTCAGGTATTATGGCCCGTGCTTCTAACGGTAAGGGTCTTTCAGCATCACAAATGTCTGACCCAAACCAGATGTTAAATACTTTAGGTGTAGATCAAAGCAGTCCTATTCGTGCAAACTTCCGGTATAACTCTAGCGAAAATAGTAAGCTAGCATCAACAGAGCAGGGTTTAGTTGGGGGCTATGACTCTAGTTTACGTACCGCATCATCTCTTAATGATGCATATAGCAAAATGGCTAATCTTCTTGGACCTGTTAATCAAGGTTTAATGACTCTTAAAGGCATTCTTCAAACATTTCCTAATGCCGGTGGTATGGGCGGAACAGTTTCTAAAGTAGGCAGTACTGCTTTAGGCATAGGTTCAAATGTTCTTCAATACAAGATGATGAGTAAGTTTTTAAGCGGGGCTAAAAGTGGTGGGCCTTCGCTTTTGGGTAGACTAGGATCTTTCTTTAAAGGCCCTACGGGGGAAGAACTGCTAGCTATGGCAGAATCTGTAGGAGGTCCTACCGATCACGGTAACTTAGGTACAGGTGCTTCTGGTGGATCACACCCAATGTCTTTTGCTAGCCCTGTTCCAAGAGGAACAACTATTACCTCTCCATTTGGACATCGCACATCTCCAGGTGGTAAAGGATCTACAGACCATAAAGGTATTGACTTTGGTACACCCGTAGGAAGTGCCCTTACCGCAATTACTAATGGACACATTAGCTCTATCGGTAATGAAGCCATGGGTTATGGTAACTGGGTTGAAGTTCAACACGCTGATGGAACCAAGTCACGCTACGCACACATGTCCCAGATAAATGTATCTAGAGGACAAAAGGTTCGCCCTGGAGATATCATTGGACGATCTGGTGGTAAAGCTGGTGCACCAGGAGCAGGTAACTCTACTGGACCTCACCTTCACTTTGAACTTCTTAATGATAAGGGTGTAAAGATTAACCCAGCGCAGTACCTAAGCGGTGCTCCTGCATCCCCAATCAATGGTCATTCATCACCTACAATAGGTCCTAAGGCTATCTCTGGACAATCTATGTCCGTAGTTAAGAAGTCAAACTATCCTGCAGTAGCAGGCACTGCTGATATATCTAGCCCAAGCTTAAGCTCGACACTAAGTACTCTTGGCCCTAATGAAGATGTTGGTGGTCCTATTGAAGGTATGAATGTAGGGCATAGCATGGGCGCTAACGGATCTAGATCTGCAGTTATTAATGTTAATATGAAGGTCTATATTCAACAGGGTTCAGTAGCAGAAGCAGAGCGCTTAGTTAAGGTATTTGGAGACAGATTGAAAACAAGTAACGTTCTAGACACACTTGCGAGGTCATTGTAATGGCTGCCACATTTTCATACTACTACACTGTAGACACCTATGTAAAATGGTCTACGATCCAAGACTCGGATGAATCAGTTAGCGGTGTTGGTCAAGTAATTCTTGATGAGGTAATTGACTCTAACATGCCTGATTGGATACCTTTACATACTGAAAGTACAAACACAACTGTTATCAAACACACCATTCAAAAAGGTTTTCAAATTAAATGGCGTGTACGATTTTACTGTAAAAAGGTAGATGGTTCTACAACTACATGGTATTGGCTAAGTGATGACGCCGTAACAAATGTGCATGCTAGTTTTGCAGCCTATAGAGGAAAAGTTAGTACTACTGATCCAAAAGTAAAAACATACCATGCAGGGGATGGAGTAACTACTGCATTTACTATTCCTAATACTACAGTAGTTAGTAACCCTACTGGTGGGGCCACATTTAGCTTTTGGTTAAACCCTACACAATCTAACTTTACTCTGTCTCCGGCTTTTGTTCTTAGTGCGGATATTCAAATAAACACCACAGATTTGTTGTCAAAATATGGTGGAGATTCAAACACAAATATTCAACATGCTACTTTGCTTGGAGCAAACCCAAGTTTTACAGTATATGATGCTAAGCCTGTACCTTCTGCTACACCTCCTTCTTTAGAATCTGCTATTGAAATTTCAGGAAATAGCTTTAGTTATGCTTTTGATAGGTGTAATAATGATTGGTTCGGGTTATCAATAACCCCCACAAAAGCTACTTCTAACGGTGTTTTTTCTTATAGCTTTTTTACAGTTACATGTAAAGCTAATGGCACAGGGTTACAAAAATCATCAGTAGTTACTGAAACAGTAAAAGGAAACTTAACAAATAATAACGTCGGTTCTCAATTAAAAGCGGTAAGAAAAAAAATGCAGGCAGTACTTGTTGCCGATTGCTCTTCTCAATCAGGTGCTAACCCTGGTGGGGGAGGAGGAGGCGGTGGAGGCAATAACTCAGTGCCAAATACCGACAACTCTAGTACTACGGCTTCATCTGACCAACGATGGAATCCTCCTACCCACAGGTATAGTAGGGACATTCCTTATACACTTCGTTCTATAACTAACGATGTTTCTGATTCAATAAATCAAGGTATAAACTCGGACCTAAATGCTTTAGCTACACAGGCGTTGCTTGAAAGCGGCGCAGCTATTAAAGACTTTACTAGTCTACAAAATGGCCGGCTATTTCAAGATGCTTCTGGGGCACAGACTTTAAATACTAACCCAGATAAGCTTAAGTCTATTGATGCCATTAAAGGCCCAAAACAATGGGGATTTAGGTTTATGTATAACCCCACTACATTTGGATACCAGACAAGTTCAAATAACTCTGTAGACTTTACGTTTGGTGCAAAAGATCCTGCAACCCTTTTAGCTGGAAATCAAGACGTATCCTTCCAGCTATATATCAATAGAATCCCAGATATGGCTTATCTACATAGCTTGGCTAATGGCAACTCTAGAATAAATATCTCTGAGTCCTTTGCTTACGGTCGAGCCTTATATCCAGAAGAAAAAGCCGGTCTTTTAAACCGTGGCACGGAATACGACATTGAGTTTATTTATCGTGTTCTGAATGGTGACCCCACATCAAAGCCGCTGCTTTTTAGCCAAGACTATCAGGGCTTAACTGCAGACTTTGGGTACACTACCGCTACTCCATGCTGGCTAGTGCTTAATGATAACCTTAGGTACTACGGCTCTGTATCTAGTTTGGATGTTAACCATGTTATGTTTGACCTTAATATGGTCCCAATCTTAACAACCGTAACTATCCACTTCTCTCGTATCCCTGCTCTTTGGAATGGTACGGCTGCCGGAGGATACAGCCGAGCTGACCTACAAAATAAGCTATCTGGTAACCTTATCGGTACCCCAACTACTACATCGTGATGAGGACATATGATCGAAAGAGTATCTAGATACTATGATGGACCTTTAGCCCAGACCCAGCATAAGTACACAGACCAATACATTATTTCCGTATTTAGAAAATTTCCTGATAGCCAAGCTATTAACTACATTAGCTATACCTGGAAAGATGGGGACAGCCTCCCAAAACTTTCTGAGTATTATGGTGTTGGGGCAAAATATTGGTGGGAAATTATGGATATCAACCCAGAAATTTCTGACCCATTTAACATTCTGCCTGGAACAGTGCTGAGGGTTCCGTATGGAAATTAATGACTCCCCAGCCCAAAAGCATTTTGTATGGAACTCTACCGCTAAAGATAGTTCATTCTCTGTTGAGTTTGTTAAGGCCCCAGATATGGATATTATCCTTGCTGGTGCAGAGCTATACCAAAGCCCTGAGGACCATGACCGCCTAGTTCTTCACTTTAAAGGTAAGCCTCTTTTAAAGAGAAACGCCCTTGTATCTGGAGACCCGGTTATTTTTACCTTTAGATCGGGTAAAGTAACCTCTACCTGGCACGGCTATATCTACAATGTCTCTCAAAAGAATAGCTACCAGGGCGGCAATACTGACGTCATCTGTGTAGGTGCTTCATGGGTATTAAAGGACACAGATCAAAAGATTCATAAGAATACGACAGCCGATCAAGTGGTATCTCAGATTGCTAAAAAACATGGTATGGAAGCCGTAACTCAGCGAGATGCTCGAGTACGAAACGCCATTGTTCAGGCAGGACAAAGCGACTGGCAGCTATGCCGAAGTCTTGCTAAGCAGACCGGCTTTGCTTTGCGCTGCGAAAATACCACAATCTTTTTTGTATCTAAAGATAAGATCTATGAGAATAAAAAGAAATCAGCCTCATATTTTAAATATGTAGATCATGAAGTTACTGGTGTAGTACCTAAAGAACTTCGTGTCACCGGAACAATTATTAGCTTTGACCCAGTTATTTCTGATCAAGCTCCTGAAATGGGTATTCGAGTAGACCGAGTTCTTGCAGGTGTTGATACTAAAAATAACAAGGTTGTTCAAGCAACTCACCCACATACACCTGCACACCCAACCAATCCTGGCGTTGTTATTCCTAATAAGAAATACTTCCTATCATGAGTAACTTTTCTAATAACACCTCGACTAATTCAAAGGCTGTCTTTAAGCAGTTTCACGTACATGAAGTTACGGCTAACCTTACTGAGTCTAAGCATATCTCAGATGCCTATAGCAATACCCATCGCTATCAGCATAGAGCCCATGTAGTTATTGTCGGAACAGCATCTCTTCGTCCATATGACCCTATCTATTTAGACGGTCTTCCTAATGGAATGTCTGGGTACTGGACGGTACTATCAGTAAAGCATGTATTTGGTGGACGCCCAGCTAACTACATGTTAGAGCTAGAAGTAGGTACGGATGTCATTGGGGACGTTAACCCGGCTGCTAGTACGAACTCAGATCTTAGAGATATCCAGAGTGATCTAGCCGGTCAGTCCCTTACCTCTTCTGATGCCAAGCTTACAGAATACTCACTATCTGTTAACGCCTCTAGCCTGCAGCCTTCTTACGGTGTAGCATCAAAAACTGCAGTCAACAGAACTACGGCAGTTAGTATTCCAAAGATTAACGGAGCAACCTCGTATAAGGATGCCCCACCAAATATCTCTGGGGTTAAAAAGACCGTTCAGTGGACAGCTAAAAGTAATGGTAAGGTATTACTATGAAGTCTACCCAGTATGGTTTTGACCCACAGGATCGCCCAAGATTTTATGGCATCTACTCAGCTAAAGTAATTAGCAACTCTGATCCTCTAAACAGGTCTCAGATTAAAGTAGTTGTGCCTCAGATTACTGGTACCGAAGTAACTAACTGGGCAAAAGCCTGCGTACCAATGACACACACGGCTGCTCAGATAGCCGGAACACTGACTACAAGTTCAAGTACTACAGGCAGCGCTAGCGGCGGCACTGCCCATACCCACTCTATTCCAGCCCTTAACGTGGCTGTTAAAAGCGGACAGACTTTACCCATAGTCCCAAATGTAGGGGACAATGTTTGGGTAATGTTTGAGGCCGGAGATCTTTCGTACCCTGTTTGGATAGGAGTTCAACTATGAGTCTAAGCATCAGCTACCCATATACCCTTGATTCATCTGGAGTAGTAACCTCTACTGCGGATGCAACTAAGATATACTTGGACAAGGTAATCACCCTTTTGTCTACAAATCTTGGGCAGAGGCCACTACTTCCAACCTATGGGGTTGACTGGTCTAGCGCCTTGTTTGAGAACGACAACAATGCTCGTAAGGCTATTCCTCAGGCTATCCGTGCAGCTGTAGCCAGGTGGTTGCCTGAGATTACTATCAACAATGTTATTATTACTAACAATAATTATGACGGAATTGAGAACGTTAATATTATTTTGACTTTGCCTGATAATACTACTAGCAACCTAGTTATTAACTCTGGCACTTTTAACTACAATGGAACACTAGGCTAAAGAGGTAGAAATGCAAATTGACTATACATCACGAGATTTTGCGGCACTTAAGTCCGACCTTATTTCTCTGATCTCAGCACGTACCAATACCAACTGGAACCCAACTGATTACTCAGATCTTGGCCATGTATTGGTTGAAGCATTCTCCTATATGGGCGATGTCATGTCTCACTACCTAGACCGTATTGCTAACGAGACAACTATTGATACCGCTATCCAGCGCAGTACGCTTTTGTCCTTAGCCAACCTATATGACTACAAGCCTTCTGGACCTACCCCTGCCACCACAACGGTTACGTTTACCAACGTAAGTACCAACAACATAGATATCCCTATTGGTACTCAGGTAATGGCACCACTATCTTTTGGTCCATATGCTCAGGTGTTCTTTGAGACCACGTCTTCAGCTACAGCTCTTGCCCCAAATGCCAGCATCAAGCTACCAGTAACTGAAGGAAAGACAGTCAATACAGACCGTCCTGACTTAATTGACCACACCTATAACAAGCCTCTCCCAGCTAACCTAGGTAGTTCTAGCGGCCTTGCAAACCAAGTCTTTACTATTGTTGACGTTGGAGTTATTGATAGCTCAGTAAATGTCTACGTAGGTCAAGGAGTTGCCTTCGGTAACTGGACCTATCAAGATACTCTTCTTGAGGCATCCCCTACTGACAACGTATTCACCACCCAAATCAATGAAGATGGCACAGTCAACATCGTATTTGGTGACGGAGTTAACGGCGCAATTCCACCTAGCGGCCAGCTTATCAGCTGTCTTTATAAGACTAGTGCTGGTGCTGCCGGAAACATTAAGTCTTTGAGCATTACTGAACTTACCTTTATCCCAGGCAACGTTGATCCAGCAGCCACAACATACCTTACTGTTACAAACAGCTTACCATCTACTGGTGGAGCTGATGCTGACAGCATTACTCAACTTAAGAAAAAGATTAAGGCAGCAGTTATTACACGCCGCCGTGCAGTAACTCTAGATGATTATGCAAAGCTAGCTACCTTAGTATCTATGGTGGGAAAGGCAAGCGTTAACTCATCTACCTACTCTTCAGTAAACCTATATGTACAGCCACAAAATGATGGCAGTGCGGCACCTGGCTACCCACAAAGCTCTATTGTAGGTATTGCAACAACCGGTACTGTAGTCACATTTGCCACAGATACTGACCATGGTTTTTCAGTAGGCGATGTTGTAGCTATCTCAGGAATCAACCCATCAGTCTATAACACCTCATATGCCACGATTACCGCAGTCCCAGCTACAAGTACTTTTAGCATAGCCAGCACTACAACTACCCCATACGTTGGTGGCGGTTTGGCAATTTCAGCAACCCCAACAGCTTCATGGACAGCCCTATCAAAGGCGGTGTCTGCTTATCTAGCAGATAAGATTATGATTGGAACTACAGTAACTGTTCAACCACCTGTGTATGTGCCAGTATATATTTCTGCAAATGTTCAGGTAGACCCTGCGTATAAAAACTCTGATGTAAAGCTTGGGGTATACCAGGCTATGCTAGGAGACGGCGGATTGTTCCAATATGACAACAATACTTTTGCACGGACAATCTCTGTGTCGTCAGTCACAACAGCAATCCAAAATGTACCGGGTGTTCTTTACGCATCGTTTACAAAGATCAATACAGATAATGGTGCAGGCGTAGCTAATATTGTTCTTGACAATACTAGCATCCCGTACCTTACAGCATCTACCCTAGTTATTACACCTACAGGAGGCATTAGTTAATGGCTAAGTATGGAGTCAAACTTTACGGTTCTGGGTTTAAGTATGGTCAGACATCAACTATCAGTGTCTACTACAACTCCAAGATTATGGCCTGGGCATATGATTACAATACAACTATTGTAAGCTGGGGAACTATTGTTCCAGACCCAAGTGATCCCGCCCCTACACATTGGAAACTAGTCAAGAGCTATCAAGGAACGCTAGACGATCCTTTAGATGGCATAACTGTTGCCGGTGGTCCTTGGTCTGCGTTTTCTACAAGCTACACAGATGTGGATGTTCAGACTACAGACATTGAAGCTAGTTATTCTATTTGGCTTTTTAACGGTAGCCGTTGGATTTTCTGTGGAGATGCCTATACAGTACTTGTAAGTAATAAAGATTCTCTAGCCAACATGACTAGCTGGTTCCCAAAAGCTTGGGTAAACTCCGTTGAAGGTACTGGCGATGCTTTGGGTGAGCCAAATAGCAACACCCTAGTAACTATCTTGGGTGCTATGGCTTTTGTCTATGATAAGTTCAGAACAGAAGCGTCTATTCTTGGCAATTCATGGAACCCGATCTTTACACCAAGTGCGATCCTAGATTTACGAGGACCATCTTACGGTGTCTTTTATGAGGCTGCACTAGGAGATGCATATAACCGCTCTCTATCAAATGTGGCTAACATTGTAAATGCCCATAAAGGAACTTCTCTTGCACTTAAGACTTATACAACAGCTTTGACTCACCTAGGTGCAAACGTGTACGTTGGCCACAACTTAATGTTAGATTATAACGATGCTTCGTTTGAAGAGTCTTTAGGTCAATGGACCGCATCTAGCGGAACCTTTTCCTGGACAACATACACCACAGAAAGCCTTAGTGGACCTACTACAACAAACGTATTGTACGACCCACTATACCCTATTCGATCTGTAGGCTTGGCAAAGCTAAGCACTGCAAGCACAACTCCGGTAACTCTTTCACAGAACAGCACTGCCCCGGGATTGCATGGAATACCTGTAACGGCTGGGACACGCTACGTGTTTAGCGGTTGGGTTCGGCACGCAACAAACGGAGGAACTGTCTCTACAACTATTAAGTGGTATGACCGTACCGGTGTGCTCCTAAGTACAACAAGCGCTGGGGCTAATACGACTACCATTAATAGTGGTTGGAAAGAGTTTACCTCCCTATCTTCTTCTGGAAGAAATGGAACTGCTGCACCAACTAATGCAGCTTTTGCTCTACCTCAAATACTTGTTACCCCATCTTCTGGCTCAGCAAGCAATTTTTATATTGACATGCTGCAGTTTGCAGAGGCATCAAAAAGCTTTGAGTATCAGGATGCCCGTCGTATTCACGTATCTCTTGTAGGAGAAAAAGAAAACTACCTAACTAATCCAGACTTTGAGTATGGTTTTTCTGGTTGGACTGCTTATAATGGATATTTGTCTACAGACACAGTAACAATTACCCCGTTTGTTTCCAGTGCTAGGGTGGCTAAACTTATTGCACCATCTGCTGGCAGAGCTGCTTACATATCAGATTGGGTCTCAGTATCACCTGGAAGAACTATCAGTTTCTCCGCCTATGTTCAAGGATCTGCAGCACGATCAGCTGTAGCTCGAATTGAGTTTTCTAATCAATCTACCTTAGAGATTCAATCTCAAATTCTTTCAGATACTGATGGAAACTACTACCCTACTACACCTTACTATGTAGACTCAACTCCAGTTACCCTGTCTACATCAGCTAAAACCTTAGTAACCGTGTCTGCTATTAGCTCACCGTCAAGTGCTGATACTGGAAGTACTCTGGCTAAGGTATCTATCTACTTTGATAATAACGTGGCTAATGACTCATACTGGCTTGATGGAACTATTCTTGAGCAGACTGCAGTAAGCAGCCCATACTTTAACGGCAATGGTGGTAGGTTCCCAAGCAACCCAGTTACTACCACATATTACTCCCCGCTTGATTGCAAGTGGGAAACAAAGAACATCTACAACTATGTATCTAACCCTTCTTTTGAAGTAGATACAACAGACTGGGTTACAACTGCAGGCACGCTTACTAGAGTAGCTACAGATGCAGGTTTGGGACCATTGTTTGGTTCTTATTTTGGAAAGCTTACCTATAGTGGATATGGGGCTTTTTCTGTAACAGGTTACCTTCCAACAGCGGCTCTTGGTGGAGAAGATGTTGTTTTCTCTATCTTTGTTCGTGGCGGCAATAATACATACACGCCTGATGCACCGTTTGCTAATACTGTAGTAGTACCTGCAGCAGAAGGTGTAAAATGGACACGAATAGTAGCAACACAGCCACTATCTCCTGGCCAAACAACTGTATCAATTAATATTAATGTTACTGGAGCTACATATTGCCATATTGACGGTGCTCAAATTGAATATGGACGTGTAGCAAATGCATTTGTAAACCCAGCTACTGCTACTAGTATTTCAAACCCACTTACCTCAGGTAAAACTATTTATGCAAATCAAGTACAAAGTGTTGGTGGAGGAAAGAGCAGCTACTTCTATAACCACAACGTTAAGAAGTCACGCTTGAACTCTACTATTGGAAAGTACATGCCTGCTGGAAGCACCTGGGCTATCGCTTCTGGAACTAGGTTACCTAGCTATCCTGACCTACCATCATCATTAGTTTTGGCATCCTCGTTTGAATCTAATACTTCTGGGTGGTCTGGAAATAATGCAAACATATATCGTAAAGTTGCTGGCGGCTCTATCCTGGGTGATAATGCAACTCATGGTCAAGCGTATTGCATAGTAGTCAGAAGTGGTTCAAGTGCATTTGGCCTTACTACTGGAAACATACCTGTTTCTCCTACAGGCGGTTATTACGCATCAGTTGCTATTCGCCCAGGAGATAGTACGGTTTTTGCAAACTATACATTGACTGTTAACTTCTATACTGGAAGTGGAACCCTAATACCGGTGTATACCGATAATATCACCGGGTTGTATACAACTTCTAGCACAGATTCTACAGGAGCTAGCAACACACTGTCAACTTCTGCAGCCAGGTCAAAGACTGTTGCAATCAACCACTCTGATCGTTGGGCTTACTTAGCCAATACATTTATTCAAAGTAGCATCACCGGTGCCTCATACGCTATTCTTAGCGTTAGCTGTGATGCAGCAGCGGGTTCAATGTTCCACATTGACAGGGTTGTCTTCAGACAGTAGAATAGATCTATGGGCATAGTATTTATAGCAGGACTAGCGGCGGCGTGTATTTTAACAGCTGTCGAAGGTTTAATCAAACCGTTAGGTAAGTGGCGAGGACTTCTAGCTTTAGTCCTCGCCCTACTCTTCTGCTTAAATTTAAGTACTCGCTTATTATATCTAGGCGTCTACACATTAGCAAGTACGTTTGTAGGCCTAACACTTTCTCTCGCTACAGAACAAGTTCTAACGGGAATCTCTCCTCGTCAATCCCGTGGCTTGCCAAACAGGGTGGATAGGCTGTAGTATATATAAAGAGGAGGGTTATATGTTACGACCAATTGTTAACCCAAAGTTATCTTTACGAGCCAGGTCTCTGTTCTACTACTTCGTAGAAAAGGGCCGGGTTATTTCGGCTGACGAATTACGAAGCACTAAAGAATTCCCGGAAGGTCGGGATGCGCTTCAGGCTGCCATCAATGAACTCAAGGATCTCAAGTACGTTAAGTCTGTTCGGGTACAGAACAACGGACAGTGGATCGCCCGTTTAAAATTCACAGATGAGGCTAAAAAGCTCATTTTTACCGACAACGGCTTTTCAGGGCACCTATACATAGACAACTATATAGCTACTAATACTAGTGATATAACTACTAGTACTAATATAGTTAATAATCCTAACGGATTATTAACTATAGGGGCTGCGCCCCTTAAGGAGGAAGCAGTGGTTTGGAAAGAGGAAGAGGAAGAAGCGGTTGGCGCTGTAGGCAAGATCGAAGATCGCCAGGCTAAGTTAAACGCCAAGTACAAGAAGCCAGTCAAGGCTCAGCGCAATAGCAAGGATCGAGTAAACACTCCAGAGGAACTCTGGTCAACCAATGACTTGATCGCAGAGTTCTACGACCTAGTAGAGAAGGCAGCTCCAAATACTTCCAGCCAAGTTAATGGCAAGTATCTCGCTACCTGGCTCAACAAGCAGGTTGGTGAAGGAACTGATCGCTATACGCTTCTCAAGGCTATGCGGATGTTCTTTGCAGATCCTCGTAACCTAAACGATGTGGGAGTCGGCAAGCCACTATGGCAACGCTTCTTCGCTTACTACCCAACCATCCAAGGAATTGTAAAGAAGCCAGCAGAGCCGGTCTACTCAACAGATAAGTTCAAGGCTCACCAAGAAAAGATGATGCGACTACTAGAGGGGGAATAATGTACGACTTGTCTAAAGAAGCCCCAAGCATCCGCAAGCAGATCGTACACGCCGGACTTCCTATGAAGACTATCGGCAAAGAGTTCTCGGATCTAGATAACAGTCCAGCACTTGAGGCGGTAAAGAAGTGGGTCAACCGAGTGGTCAATGGCGAGATCATCCAAAAGGCCGGAACGCCGTCCTGCGGGCTCGGAATCATGCTGGTGGGTAATCCAGGTCATGGCAAGACTACAATGGCTTCTACGGCCCTCCAGAGCCTGATTAGGGGCATCTCAGGGGATGTACTAGGAACTCCAGGAACGCTTCCAAACCGTATAGGCGGTTTCATGGACTACCCAAAGCTTCTCAGGCTTCAGAAGTCCCAGTTCTCGGAAGAGGACAGCGCCACCCAAGTTCTACTTGACGGCATATATGGTGACTCGGATAGAATGAATAATGTAAGAGTTTTTGTTCTAGACGATATCGGCAAGGAATACAGGACCGCATCAGGTTGGGCAGAAAATACTTTTGATGCGTTACTGCGTTCAAGATTTAATGCAGGGCTACCAACTATCGTAACCACGAACGTTCCTCTTGAGAATTGGGGAAGTGTTTACGGAGCACCTATGGGAAGCTTTGCTATGGAAGCGTTCATACCAATCGAGGTAGAGGCACCACAGGGGGACAGACGAGGATGAAGGAAACTACTATGAGTTCATGGCAAGTTACGCAACTGTTTTTGTCTGACTCTGGGCCTCATGAGGTTTGGATCAATCTTGAAAACAAAAAGCTTCGTTGCAACTGCGAGGGGTTCAACACCCGCAGTATGTGCAAGCATACTCGGTATGTCTCAGAGAAGATGAAGAATAACTCCGGTGTCTATCCGGTAGAGATTTCTAATAAAGCTCCTGAGCAAGATGCTGCGATCGCTAGTTTAGATCCCATCCTATTCCGAGAGTTCTTATTGAAGTACGGCAAGATCGAAGTCTTGTAAAGATGCGTGGGGGCGATATATCAAATGATGTTCCTATGCGAAGTCTTGTTGTACTGGACTGCATTCTCGATCGCCAGCCAAAGATTACTAAGGTACTTGGCTTGGCGGTCGCTTCGGAAGAAGTTACGTACAATCGGCAATCGTTATCTTTATTCTGGCGATTTGCAGAGACATACTCTTACAAGCTAGAATTAATAGGGTATGGGTTTTCCCAAAAAGAGATGGATGAAGTCTTAGAGGACTTAGACAATCTAGGGACAAATCCTTTTAACTATGCAAAGGCCTACCGTGTTCCAGCAGACCTTGTTGCAGAACTACCTTACAGGCCGGAAGTAAAGCACGTTATTGATATACCCGAGCGTGGGCTACGTTATGGGCATTGGTACTTAGATATGGGGACGGCGAGTGGCAGCAGATAATGAGGAGAGGTTACTCTCTCGAGTTGTTCGAACCAGGGAGATTATCCCTGCGTTAGAAAAAGGCGTTGAGGATAGCTGGTTCTTTGTAGATGAGAACCGTGCTGTCTGGAAGTTTATCCGCACCCACTGGACTAAGTACCAAGAGGTTCCTAGTGCTGTAACGGTCAAGGATAACTTCCCTACCTACCGTCTACTTGCAGTTGAGGATTCGCTTGACTATCTCGTAGATCAGCTGGTCGAGTATCGTAGGCGTCAGAAAGCAATTGATGTAGTTCAGACTGCTGCAGAGATGATCGCTTCCGGCAACCACGACGGTGCTATTGCCGAGATGAGTTCTGGTGTAGCAACTATCTATGATGAGGGTGCTTCTCAGTCTAGCGATGTGGATCTTACAAAGAATCCAGAGACTCGCTTCAATGAGTACCTAGAGCTCAAGAACCGTGACGGTGGTCTTCTTGGTTACCGCACAGGCTTTAGAACTATTGATGAGGCAACCGCAGGTTTACAGAACGGTCAGTTGATTACGATCATCGCACCACCTAAGACAGGTAAGTCTGTACTTGCTATGCAGATTGCAGTCAACGTGCACGAGGACGGTCACGTCCCAATGTTCCAGTCATTTGAAATGAGTAACATCGAGCAGCAGCATCGTCATGATGCTATGCGTGCTCACATTGCTCACTCTCGTTTAGTACGTGGAAAGCTCAACCTTGACGAAGAACGTCGGTACAAGGAAGCTCTTGAGCGTATGGAAACTATGCAGAAGTTTTACCTTACAGATAGCACATCTGCAATGACAGTTACCGGATTGGCAGCAAAGATTGAAAAGATTAAGCCTGACATTGTTTTTGTTGATGGTGTTTACCTTATGGTTGATGAAGCTAGCGGTGAGTCTAATACCCCACAGTCGTTGACCAATATCACCCGTAACCTAAAGCGCTTGGCACAGAAGGCCAACATCCCTATCGTAGTATCTACACAGGTATTGCTTTGGAAGATGAAGCGTGGTCAAGTTTCTGCAGACTCTATTGGT